CAAGACACACCCCGATGCACCACATGGGTTTGATCGTAACATGAGTCACACACTGGATCGGTATGTCTGTAGGTGTGAACACTGGGAGCCAGAAGATGAAGATCATTCCAACTGAATTTGAAATCTACGATGATGAGGTACCTGATTTATTAATAGGTAGGATCAAGGGTTTTGATGAGGAGTCTCTGGAGGTTGAGATCAAACAGATTATGACTTCAAAGAACATGCAAGAATTTGCTGTTTTGATGGAGAAGGTTGAGAAACTGTATAAGGATGGTATATGAAAATAGATTTAATTGATGATCAAGTGGAAGCCATCGTCCGTAGTGAAATGAAACACGTGATGCAATCCATGAAAAGTTATCTTGAGGAAGGCAAGGCTGGTCTTATCTTCAGTGATGATCATAAATCAGATATGCATCTAATCTACCAACACTTGGAAGCAGCCGAGTTGATGTATGATTATTATGGTGGAGAGTTAATCCATGAGTAAAGCAACATACATTGATCCACCCCAAGGTTGGAAGTATGGGTTTCCAAAGGTATTACCCAAGGGTCCTGTAGATGTCAAGGCTTGGTTAATTGAAGAAGGTTATCCTAAAGATCTAATTGAATCTTATGGTGAACACTTTAATTGTGGAATGTGGTATTCGGAGACAGAAGATGAGTGAACATTATAAACATGGGATTGAAGCTATTGATGTTATCCATTCATGGGATCTCAACTTCAATCTAGGGAATGTGATTAAGTATATTGCCCGTCACAAACATAAGGGAACTCCAATGGAGGATCTTGAGAAAGCACTGTGGTATCTTGAAGATCACCTTGAACGTCTCCGAGTATCGGCCTCTTGGGACAATGCCTTTAAGAATAAGGCTGAACAAATGTATGAGAATACAATCACAGGTACTACACACTTAGGATAATATTATGAGTGACATTCACTACGCTATACCAGATTTGTATCACTCCTTGCGTGAGAAGTACATTGCTGAAGACGTTGATTTCAATCAAGTGATTGAACAATTCATGGAGGAGTGTGGTGCTGCACTCTACAATCACTACAAGGAGGAGAAGGATAACCGTAAGATTCGTATCTCTGCCATCGGTCAGTGTGAACGTATGCAGTGGTACAAGGCACACGATTATGAACAGGAAGAACCTGCTGATAAGCTATACCTAACCTTCATGCAGGGACACCTCATGGAAGCACTCCTGAAGGCAGTGATTAAGATCAGTGGTCACAAGGTCAAGGACGAACAGGCTAAGTTGTCTGTTGCCGGTGTGCAGGGTTCATGTGATGCTGTTGTAGACAACGAACTGGTGGACTTCAAGACTGCAAGTAACTGGTCCTTCGATAAGTTCAAGGACGATCACATTAAGGATGACAGCTTCGGATACCTTGAACAGATCAGTGCCTATGCCCATGCATTGGGTAAGAAGAAGGCACACTTCATTGTATTAAATAAGAATACTGGGGAGTTGAAACTCACCACAGTCAACACACTAAAGAACATTGAGGATCATGTCATTTATGTTAAGGACATTGTTAGCAAGTCAACACCTCCTGACCATCCAGTATGGTCTGTTAATGCTAACGGGGAATTGGATATGCGTTGCTCCTTCTGTTCCTTCAAGTACGAATGTCACGGAAACCTGCAGGAGAAAAAGTTTGGCAAGATCACAAAGCACTACATCATTGATGAAGAAGCAGGACATTTCTAATACCCATTGGACTGGCCGTAAACCAAACCCAAGTAAGTACTTTGGTTTTGTGTACGAGATTACCAACAATCTGACGGGTAGAAAGTACATTGGCAGGAAGGTATACTGGGCCAAGAATACAACCCGGAAGGTAGTCGTTAAGGACATGACCAATCCCGGCTGGTGCCCGGACCACTGGAAACAATCAGATTGGAAGCGGTATATCTCCAGCAGCAGGGAACTTAAGGATGACATTTATGCTAATGGCATGGAGAACTTTACCTTCAAAATCCTAAGCCAATGGAAATCCAGTACTGCCCTAAGATATATGGAATGTAAGACTCAGTGGCAACGCAAGGTACTTGAGACCGATGAGTATTACAACGGATGGATTGAAGAATTTAAGGGACCAGCCCCCGGGGAAGTCCTTGGTAAAGCAAACAATTTTAAGCGTAGACACCATTGGGAGTGTAAAACAAAATGAATTACACCGTTATAAATCAAGTAGATAATTATGCCTTGATGAAAGTGGAATGGGATGGTAAATTCTGGTACCGCTTGATTGCCCTTGAGGAAGAAAAGTTCATGGAGTTACCGGACAATCCCAAGGAATTCCTTCAAACCCTAATTGAAGTTATTACTTATGAAGAAGACGAAGCCGCTGAAGAATCTGATTCTTGAGCATGATCTAGAAGAAGAGGAATTCTGGGATGAATTCTTTGACAACTTAAGAGAAGAGGTATTAGACTATGAAGAAGGTGACAGTGATTCAGACTGCACGAATGGATCGGTTTGAAGATATGATTAACAAAAACTTTGCAGACGGTTGGGACTTGCATGGATCTCCATTCATTTCCCAAGCTGGTCAGATAGTACAACTCATGGTGAAGGAGGAGAGCAGTGTCAAGGGATCAACTACTAAAAAGACTGGAGGAAGTGTGTGATGCAGACACCCTTGTTGACCTCCTTGAAATCTCAGTGGAAGATCTTCTTGAAAGATTTTCTGACCGGCTTGAAAACTATCGGGACCAGCTTTGTGATTACTGTGACAGCTACTATCCAGAAAGTATGGGTAGCTACTTTGATGACGATGCAGAAGCTGTGGAAGAAGTTGAAGAGTATTACCTAGAGGACTATGATGAAGATTGAAGTAAGTAACTACAAAGAACATGAGGATGGCTCTGCAAGTATGCAGCTTGACACGGATGATGAAGCCACCAAGTTTCTAGTACAGGAAGGATTCACTTCCCTAATTAAGAAGGCAATTGAAGAACAAGAAGGATATGCAATTAATGAACCAGCTTCCAACTAACTATCAGGAATTCATTTACAAGTCACGTTACTCTCGTTGGATGCCAGAGGAAGGCCGCCGTGAGAACTGGGATGAAACTGTAGACCGTTACATTGCTTTCTTTAAGAAGCACCTCAAGGATAACCACGGCTTTGACCTAGGTTCAAAGGGTAAGATGCTGAAGGAAGCCATCGTAAACTTGGAAGTAATGCCAAGTATGCGGGCACTCATGACTGCAGGTAAGGCACTGGAACGTGATAACGTAGCAGGTTATAATTGTGCCTACACCTCGGTGGATTCCCCTCGTGCCTTTGACGAAGCACTCCAGATTCTAATGAACGGAACTGGTGTAGGTTTCTCCGTGGAAGAAAAGTTTACTAACAAGTTACCAACAGTTGCAGAATCATTTCATGAATCAGATACCACAATCGTTGTTAGAGATTCTAAGAATGGATGGGCTAAGGCATACAAAGAACTGCTCAGTCTACTCTACTCTGGCAACATCCCTAAGTGGGATGTCTCAGGAGTTAGACCAAAGGGTGCCAGACTTAGAACATTCGGAGGCCGAGCCAGTGGACCGGAACCGCTAGAGGATCTGTTCCGTTTCAGCATTGAGACTTTCAAGAAGGCAGCAGGCCGTAAGCTGAAGCCGATTGAATGTCATGATCTGATGTGTAAGATTGCTGAGATTGTTGTAGTGGGTGGTGTACGTAGATCAGCTATGATCTCCCTCAGTGATCTTGAGGATGGTCAGATGGCTACTGCAAAGAGTGGTGCTTGGTGGGATGATAACCCGCAACGTGCACTGGCTAACAATTCAGTTTGTTATGTAGGACCTGTTGAGATGGGTACCTTCATGAAGGAATGGTTGTCCCTATATGAATCAAAGTCAGGAGAACGTGGAATTTTTAACCGAGATGCAGCTAAGGCAAAGGTTGCATCACTGGGACGAAGAGACACAGAACATGATTTTGGATGCAATCCATGTAGCGAGATTATTCTTCGGCCAAAGCAATTTTGCAATCTGTCCGAAGTCATCGTACGGGCTGAGGATACGGTTGAAACCCTTAAGCATAAAGTGGGAATTGCCGCGATACTGGGAACACTTCAGGCAACACTTACAAAATTTTCGTATCTTAGTAAGGGCTGGAGAGATAATACTGCAGAGGAGGCACTCCTAGGTGTGAGCCTTACTGGTATTCTTGACAACAAGATGATGAGTACCAATGATGAAACACTTAAGAAAGTACTTAATGATCTTCGTGATCATGCTGTTGCTACTAACAAGCAGTGGGCTAATGCTATTGGCATCAATCCTTCTGCCGCTGTCACTTGTGTTAAACCAAGTGGTACCGTCAGTCAGTTGGTGGATGCGGCCAGTGGGATTCATACTCGGCATAGCCAGTATTACCTACGAACAGTCCGAGGAGATAACAAAGACCCTATTACTGCATTCCTGAAAGACTCGGGTGTATACTGGGAAGCCGATGTAATGAAGCCGGACCACACCACTGTGTTCTACTTCCCAATGAAGGCACCGGACAATGCAGTGGTACGTGATGACTTGACTGCACTGGAACATCTCAACTTATGGAAAACCTATCAGGATGAATGGTGTGAACACAAGCCCTCGGTTACTATCTCTGTCAAGGAGCATGAGTGGATGGACGTTGGCTCTTGGATTTGGAATAATTTTAATACCGTTTCTGGTGTTAGTTTCCTTCCTCACTCTGAGCATACTTATAGGCAGGCACCTTATCAGGAGATCACAGAGGCCGAGTATCTACAGTGGCTAGAGAAACATCCTGAACCTGCTATTAACTGGGAGGATCTCAGTAAGTATGAAGCAGAGGACAACACTGCCGGTAGTCAAACCTATGCCTGCAGTGGTGGCTCATGTGAAATCGTGGACCTAGTGGATGAAACTCGTAGTAGTTGAGTGGGTTGACATCATGACGGAGACCGGGTGGGTAGAGGATACTGATCCAACCCTCCCGGTTTTCCGGACAGTTGGCTATCTTCTCAGGGACAATAAAGAGAAGGTAGTTATCTGTGATACTCAACCAGACAACGGAACTGTTACAGTATTCCCCAAGGGATGCGTACTTAAGATAGAGGAAATACCATATGGCAAAGGGAAAGAAAACAAGCAAGAGCAATCAGGAACACTTCAAGAGTTACCGCTACGAAGAGAACCGAAAGGCCCGTCTAGAAAAGCTGGCAAAAGAACAGCCAAACAATGAACAGATTCAGGGTGCTCTCAGGAACATACACTACCGACGCAGGACTCCCAAGGCTAGGCAGTGGAACTCTAGGACAAGGGAACTTGCACATTGGAATCGGATCTGTAAACGGCAGTACATTGAACCTAAGACTAAGAAACTTGGATACTTTGAGGAACTAAAGAATGAACATTAATGACGTGAATAAATCTTGGAAAGAGAACCACCCGGAACCTCAGTGGACTACTGAGGAATCTAGTCAGTACACGGTGGAAATGATGAAACAATTTCATAAGGAGGTAGATACTCGTGATGGATTGTCCCTACTCAAGGATTGATATTATTGGAACCAACGGTAATGATGGACTGCACTATGCAGAAGTACCTCTAGAACAGCCTGAGAAGGCTCCAGAGGCTGCCAATGATGAAGAAGGTATTGACCTACCGGACCCTCCGTTAGCTGCTTAGAATCCGTTAGAACACGCTTCTGTGTAAACTGGGGACATATCTCTTTTGGGATATAGTCCCCTTTCTTTTACTCCTGTATATTAGCACTATCTTAAATACTTGAATGGAGATCTATCATGAAATCAATCGTAGCTTTTGTACTCGGTGCCACTCTGGTTGGCGTTACCTCTGGTGTTATTGCACAGGATGCAACAACTTACAATGAAGAGAATGGATACTGGGGCAGCCCGTGTCCGGTTGTCTACGGAATCAACAAGCCGTGTGATGAAGAAGTAATTACCTTCAACGAAGAGAACGGTTACTGGTCCTAATGAAAAAACCCCGGAGAAATCCGGGGTTCTTTTTTAGTAGAGCCTACCTCGTTTCTGGAGGTATTCATTGGCCATTTGTTTATACATTTCTAACTCATAGCCAAGGACATCTTCCTCACTCTGGGATAACATCCTGTCTGGATTATCAAAAGCTTTAGCACCATAGTACTTCAAGGAATCCTGAATAATATTCATTACATCAAAGGGTTCATTACCCAGTGCTGCAGCCTCCAAGTCAGCTATACGGAACATGGCTTCCTCCCGAGCATCGGGTAAGAAGTTATCCAATCTACCTGCTTCCATTCCTGAGAGCATCTTACCTAGACCCACGTGACGAGACTCATGAATTGCAGTATGCGGTTGAGCATTCCAATCTATGGCAGTGGTACCCTTAACCCGAGCCAGTTCTGGTCTCTTGGTCAGCATTTCATTTATAATTAATTGAGCAGCGGGGTTATGTTCATCACTATAGAATGCTGATCTACTCCACTGTCCATAGGACTGAGGTTGTCCATAGGCACCACGAACAGTCTGTCCTTGCAGCCCTTCCTCAGCACTACCTAGGTCAGCATATAATTGAGTTGAAGGATTCCAGCCAATGCGGGCAAGAGGATCATTCATGAGTTGTTCATAGAAAGGTACTGAATATTCTACGTCAAAGCCACCAGTCATTGACCGTTCTTCGGGAGTCTGCGTAAGCATTGGCATTACTTATTATCTCCAAACAAACTGTACCCCAAAGCACCTGCACCAGCTAC